GCGTCAGGAAACTTTATATGCACAGAGGGAGAAACGTCGTAAGTTTGTAGAAGTGGTTGCTTGGATTGTTTTGATTGGAGTTGGTTCAAGTGTCATTATTGGGTTTGCTCTGCTTCTCAAAGCGCACTCAGCAAAAGCCGAAACTATGGTTACTTGTCGAAAAGCAAAGTGTGAAAAAATAAACAATCAAAATATAATTTGTATTTATAAGGGGGCGAACAATACTGTGGAGTCGATGGTGTTTCAAAGGTCAGACCACATACCTAATGAATTTCAATGTAAATACGATCCTAATGCTAAAAAAGAGATGACAGTTCAAGAAACATTGAAGGCTATTAAGGAGACAATGGACTAATGGCTGTTAGGAAAACAAAAAGTGGTCTTGCGCTCAAAAGATGGTTCAAAGAAGATTGGAAGGACGTTAGGACAGGCAAGGCGTGTGGGCGTCGTAAAGGTGAAAAACGGGGTACTCCATATTGTCGCCCCAGTAAAAGGGTGTCCTCTAAGACTCCAAAAACAACTTCCGAACTTACAAAGTCGGAAAAAAGATCACGGATAGCCCAGAAAAAACGCATCGGTCAGCCTGCTGGTAAGCCACGCAGGGTAAAGTCTGTTCGGCGAAAGAAAAAATGAATGAGTTTGTTCGTCGTTGGATTATGGAAGATTTATCACCTGTAGACCCTGAATCTGGGTTTGCACTTTGTCCGTACGCAAAAAAGGCATGGTTAGATGATCGTGTGAAAGTTGTCGTATGTGAAGAGAACTTGTGGGATAGAGTTGCTGAAGAGTGTGTAAATTTTGACTCAAAGAATGCCCTAACTGTTTGTATTGATGAAAATCCAGATAGATCATACGATGAGTTAGAATCTGCCTGCATGGCAATGAACAGTTACTTTTCTGTTACTAAACAAGATTTGTGGGTGTTAGTGTTTGAGGGAGAGGTGGCCATAATATTTATACAAAGGCTGTCAGAATTGGACGATGCTAGTCAAAAGTTAGAAAAAGTGGGATACTATCAACAATATGAACCCGAAGACTACATCAAACTTATCTTAGCAAGACGAGAGAGAAGGTTGAACAATGGCTAAAAAAGCTAAAAGGATGATGGGCGGCGGCGCTGCCAAGAAGGCTAAAAGGATGATGGGCGGTGGTGCCGCCAAAAAGCCGCGTCGTATGCGTGGCGGTGGTGCAACCGGAAACGTATCACCTCGCAAAGCCATGGGCATGATGGGTGGTGGTGCTGCCAAGAAGCCGCGTCGTATGATGGGTGGTGGTGCTGCTAAAAAGTCGCGTCGTATGCGCGGTGGCGGCAAGGTTAAGAAATAATGACAACTTCTGGTTCAACGGACTTTGAGCTTGATGTAAGTGATTACATCGAAGAGGCGTTTGAGCGCTGTGGCATGCAGGTCAGGACAGGATATGATCTGAAAACTGCAAAAAGATCGTTGAACCTTTTATTCGCAGATTGGGCCAATCGTGGTTTAAATCAATGGACTATTACGCAGCGAACGCAGGCTTTGACAGCTTCCGACAATGATTATGATCTTGGAACTGACGTAATAGATGTTTTGTCTATGGTTGTGCGGCGTGGCAGCACTGATTTTTCTATGAATAGAATTAGCCGCGATGATTATCTTAACATACCAAACAAAACAACTACTGGTCGGCCAACGCAGTTTTTTATTGATCGTCAGATAACGCCTAAAATAAAAATATGGCCCACGCCAGAGAACTCTACTGATGTTTTGCACTTTGACTGTCTGACACGTATTGAAGACGCCGACACGTTTGTTAATACAGTAGAGGTCCCTTTTCGTTTTTATCCGTGCCTTGCGGCGGGGTTAGCATATTACTTAGCTATCAAGAAAGCCCCTGATAGAATACAGCTTCTAAAAGCTATTTATGATGAAGAGTTTGACCGCGCACAAGCAGAGGATAGAGACAGAGCCTCCTTTAACGTGGTTCCTAGCCTTCAGTATTATAGGGTAGGGTGATGGCACGGTTCGCCACAGGAAAATACGCTTACGGCATTTCTGATAGGTCAGGGTTCCGCTATCGTTTAAGAGATATGCGTCGAGAATGGAATGGCCTTCTTGTTGGCCCTGACGAATACGAGCCAAAACATCCGCAATTAAGACCTGTTAGAATTAGCCCTGATGCAGAGGCTTTGCGAGATCCAAGGCCGGATACAAACAACATAATACCTGTAGAGGTTTCTTTCCCTGCCTTCGATTTAACGACTTTACGGTTTATACCAAATCCATCTGTCGTTGGGAAAATAGGCAGTGTCTCTATAACAACCACATCAACAGGTGATGTATCCGTATCTGCCACAGGAGTTTCTGGAACAGGAGCCATTGGTTCTGTAACATTGACCACGGCATCGACCTTTGATTCAACGGGCGTTACATTAGACTCCAGTAACAAGACTTTTGACGAGGGGTAAATGGCAAAGCAAACAGTAGGAATAGGGTCAAGCGCAAATGACGGCACTGGTGATACTCTTCGTGCTGGCGCTGACAAAATAAATGATAACTTTAACGAAATTTACGCTGCGTTAGGAAATAGTTCTAGCGTATTGACAGACATCATAGATGCTAATGGTCTTTTCGATGTTAGCTCTGGAGCTAACAAAATTGTATTTTACTATGCCAACCTAAGTGATTTGCCCAGTGCATCAACCTATCATGGGGCTGTGGCTCATGTTCACGCTACGGGTGGCCTCTATTTTGCTCATGGTGGTGCTTGGATAAGATTAAACGATGAAACAACTGGGCCTGTAACAAAGTATACTGCTGGAACTAGCGGAAGCTCGGCATACACATTCACAGGTCCGGGTGCTACGTCAGGCAACAATCCAAACTTTACGTTTTACAAAGGCCATACTTACTTGATTGATAACACAGCCAACGTAAGCAGCCATCCACTGCAAATCAGGACATCTAATGGTGGATCTGCTTTCACAACCGGTGTGACCGAAAATTATAATTCTACCACTGGTTTGACTCAGTTTATCGTTCCGCATGAGCCAAGCGATACATCTCTTGTTTATCAATGCACCAACCACTCTTCAATGGTTGGCAATATAACCATAGTGTAGGGGCGGACAGGTAAACAAACCATGAGCTTTACATTCACAACATTGAAGCAAGCGATTCAGGATTGGACAGAAAACACAGAGACAACTTTTGTCAACAATCTGAATATTTTCATAAAAAATGCTGAAGAGCGTATTCTTAAAGAAACAGATTTAGACTATTTTCGCAAAAATGTTGCGGGTGTGATGTCGAATGGCAATAAATTTTTGAACATGCCCACAGACTATCTTGCCTCTTTTTCTTTGCATTTCACTGACAGTAGTGGAAATGCTCAATTTCTCTTACAGAAAGATGTTAATTACATTCAGGAATTTAATCCAAATCCTGCCACAACCGGCCTTCCACGTTATTATGCGGCTTTTGATTACCAAAATTTTATTATTGGCCCTACTCCAAATGCTAATTATGTCACTGAATTACATTACTATTATAGACCGCAGTCAATAACGGAGACTTCAGATGGTCAGTCTTGGCTTGGAACGAATGCTCCGAATACACTTTTGTATGCGTGCTTAATAGAAGCGTACACTTTTATGAAGGGTGAGACGGATCTTCTTCAGTTGTATATGAACAGATATGCAGAATCTATGCGGAGACTTCCGCCGCCACCATTAAAAGTTTATGCTGAAGGGCGAGAAAATACAGATGCTTACAGGGAGGAGTCTCTCCGTGCATCTACAATGTAAGGGCAAAAAATGTTTGATGAACTTGAGGGCAAAGAAATTGCCATTGTTGGTCTTGGGGGAAGTTACGCAGATTACGTAAAGGCTCGTATAAATTCTACAAGCTATGATGAGGTTTGGGGGATTAATTCTATCGGCGCAATTGTTCATGTTGATAGAACTTTTATGATGGACCCAGCTAGTCGCTTTCTTGATGGAGTGAAAGCAGGAACCCAAACAGGAATTGCAGCGGAATTTTTGTTAGAAACTCCTAATAAGGGTCCGATATATTCTTGTTGCCTTGATGAAAGAGTGCCTGAGATCGTAGAGTATCCACTTTCTGAGGTTATAACAGAACTTGGATTTGCCTATTTTAACAATACTGTAGCGTATGCAATTGCTTTTGCTATCGCAGCTAAAGTTAAGAGAATCAATCTCTTTGGGATAGATTTCTCTTACAGAAAGAATTTGCATTTTGCAGAAGCTGGCAGATCCTGTTGTGAGTTTTGGGCGGCTATAGCTTTAACACGGGGCATTTTTGTGCGCACTGCGGAGCGGTCTTCTTTTCTAGACACAAATGTACCTTTGAACGAAAAATTGTATGGATATCATCGTTTAGATGATCCGCTTGTTCAGTACACTGAAAACGATAAATTAATTATCGTTGCAGAATCTGAGTACAAGCCGAAAAAACAAGAACACTTGGAAGGCCCAGAGCCTTTGGATGGTAGAGAGCCTGTGTTACATGGAAGGCATGATGTAGAAGGAATAACTTACAATGTTTAATGTTACTACGAACATGGGAGCCGGTGAAGTATCCGTAGTTACTTCAGACAATGGTGGTTTAGAGACAGATCAAATTGTAGAGTTGGCGATGGATAAGCTGTTAAAAGTTTCAGATACAGCCCCTCCTGCTATACGCGATCAAGCAGAGGTGTTTCGTGAACAATTGCAGGCTTTGTTGGCTTACTACATAAATATTGCTCGTAGAGAAGAACGTGCTACTATATGTCATATCTTGAGCCGTGAAGGACAAGATGTTTTGGCTGACGCAATAAGGAGAATGTAATGGCTATTGCAGGTACATTAATGTGTACTTCCTTCAAAAAAGAGCTTTTAGAGGGTGTCCACAACTTTAAAAACTCTGGAGGAGGCACTTTCAAGCTTGCTCTATACGCGGAAGGTAGTGGCGGCAAATCTAGCACTACAGCGACTCTTGGCGCGGGAACAACCGCTTTCACTACGACGGGCGAAGTCGCCTCAAGTGGGACGTATGTTACTGGTGGTCTTGCTTTGACAAGAGTTGACCCCACAAGCTCTGGAACGGTTGGTTTCACAGATTTTGCAGACCGTGATTTTACTAGTGCTACGATAACTGCGATGGGTGCCTTGATTTACAATTCAAGCGCTTCAAACAAAGCTGTTTGTGTGCTTGATTTCGGCAGTAACAAAACATCTACTTCTGGCACATTTACGATTGCATTTCCGACTGCCAATCAATCTTCGGCGATTATTCGTATCGAGTGAAATGCCTGATGTCAGTCAAGGAAAAACGCATTGTAATACCGCTTACAATGCGTTTTTTATTACGCGGAGGAGTGGAAAAATAGCCTCGACCACGTTTTATTTCATAATGAGGTAACGAGATGTATGAGGGTTTAGGAGAATACTGGGATCCGTCAACGGAAGAGCTTCCAGCCATTAAGATTATTTGCCGGCACGGCAGTGCCAAAGAGGAAATTGCAGTGGTTGATGACGCAACCGGCTGGCCTTTCTCTAAGGTCATGGATGCTTGTTATGCGAAAGCTCGTGAGTGGAGGGATGGCCAATGACCGTCTACTGGGCTGACCCATTCCTTGAGGCGACGACGCAAGGTAATGGCACAACTGACACAACGACACGGGACGGCAGTTATGCCGCGCCCTTTTCGTTTCATAACGACCTTGTTAAAACAACCAGTTCTAAAGTGAGTACTGTAAATGGCGTTACTTTAAGCGATAATGATGAAATTCGTATCAAGGGGCTTCCCTTTGCCACCTTATTTGAGACGCAGGGTAATGTGTATGTTAGCAGCACTTCTATGAACCTACTTGGCACATTAAAGCCTATAACTGGCAATACCACTTTTGACGCGACTATGAACAATAGTTACCCGAATACCGACTCTCAGTGTTATGCCTTTCAAAATAGTGATGTGTCGTCTTACTTGCCGGGATGGTCGCATCCACTTTTTTTCGCCGCATCGAAAGGCTCAAGCTCAACTCAACTACTACACCAAATATCAACATTCATGTTTAGTGTATTTAATCTCCAACAAGGCTATTCGTCAGCCAGCTCAACTGGAGTAGAGCTTTTCCGCTTGAAGAGCGCATACACATATATTCAAACGGTAAACAGCTACAGATACTTCGGAAATTTTGCAAATAGTGTGAAGATGTCAGCGGGATGGACAAGCACGACGGCCCAAGAAGGTTACAGCATTTTCGAGACTGCCGTCACGACAACTTTTGAAAGGATCTATATTGGCGGAGCCAGCGGCAACCAAACTTATTTTGATTTGGG